TGAATACCGTGGCATCTTTTGGTGCGGGAGCGGCGGCGTTGCCGTCTATCGCAGCTAAGGGCGACCTCAATACAGGCATGTGGTTCCCTGCTGCTGACACTATTGCTGCTAGCACGGGCGGCTCTGAACGCCTCCGCATCGACAGCAGCGGCAACGTCGGGATTGGGACGAGTTCGCCGGGGAATGCAAAACTAAACACACAAGGTTTTGGCTCTTATCGTGGTAACGCATACACGATTGCTTCTTTCGCGGCCAATTCAACACTTGCACCACTTAATATCGTTCAAGCTACAGACGGAACCATTCCCGGTATTTCTGCGGGGCAGAATAGTTCTGCTGTGTTTAGCGCGTTAGGTTTTTACACAGGTGAAGCCGAACGTATGCGTATTGATACCAGCGGCATTTTGTGCATAGGCACAACAAATCAATTACCGGGGTATGGCAATAACACTTATGGTGTTGCCCTTCAAGGTGATGGCACTTCCTGCTTTAGCAAAGGCGGAAACATTACGACGGTCATTAATAACGGCTCAAGCAGTCAAATTCTTACGCAATACAATTATCAAGGCAATTATGTTGGACAGGTTGTGCTTAACGGCACAACGGGCGTTCTGTACCAGACGGCTTCTGACTACCGCCTCAAGCACGATGTGCAACCACTAACCAGTGGCCTTGCAACTATAGCGTCACTGAAACCCACCACCTACAAGTGGAACACCGACAACAGCTACGGCGAAGGTTTCATTGCTCATGAATTGCAGGCGATAATTCCACAGGCAGTGACAGGCGAAAAAGATGCTGTGAACGATGATGGCTCCATTAAGGCGCAAGGCGTTGATTACAGCAAGATCGTGGTTCACCTTGTCGCGGCCATTCAGGAATTGAAGGCAGATTTTGACGCATATAAGGCAGCACATCCATGAAACTTGAACTCACCATCAACGAAATCAACATGATCCTGCAAGCATTGGGCAATGCGCCATACGCACAGGTTTTTGAACTCGTAGAGAAAATCCGCACCCAGGCGCAGGCGCAAATGCAAAGCACGGAGCAACAAAATGGCTAATACCTATACCTGGGTCATTGAGGCGATGGACTGCGTTCCTCAAGAAGACGGCCAGACCGATGTGGTGATCACCATGCATTGGCGCCAGAACGCCACCGATGGCACATACAACGCCACCGTGTACGGCACTGTGGGTTTGACCTACACGCCGCGTTCCCCGTTCACTCAGTATGCTGAATTGACGCAGGATCAAGTCATTGGCTGGGTGCAGAATGCGCTTGGTTTCGATCAGTGCGCGAAACTGGCGGCGAACCTTGATCAGCAGATTGCAAATCAGGTAAACCCGCCTGTGGTCACTCCTCCTCTTCCTTGGGGGTAATTAGATGTTTGGCTTCTACCCTTTCAGCGGAGCGTCCTTTAGCGGCCTTGCTAATGCTTTCTACGCTGAGAGTGTGTCTGATGCCATTACACTGTCTGATACTGCCACAAGCACCCTTGCGGGTGTTGCTTCGGCCTCTGACGCCCTTGTCCTGAGCGATACAGCCGCCGTCACGCTTGCGGCCCTTCTGTCTGCTTCTGATACCCTAACCCTGTCTGATACTGGGGTTGGGGCGACGGGCATTTCGGTCTCGGCTTCTGACGCCCTAGCACTCCTTGATGCGGCCAATATCTCCTACAACTTCCTTGGGGCAGCATCTGACACCCTCACCTTCACGGATGTTGCCGCTGGCGGAACAGCCTATTTCGACAACGCATCCGACACATTAACCTTTACAGAAATCGCAGCAGGAACATTCGCGGCATCCGCCAGTGCATCTGACTCAATAACATTTATTGACACCGCAACTGGTGTTTTTGCTGCCACCCTTTCTGCTTCTGACGCCCTTACTTTCACGGATCTTGCCGCAAATATCGCTAGCATGGTTGCCTCTGCTTCGGATACAATCGTGCTTGTGGATGTTGGGGCAGGATATGGAGGATGGGACCCAATACCGAATCCGAACCCTGGCTGGACGCCTATCATGCCGGGAGTGTTCGATCCTTGGACGCCCGTCCCCGCCGTTACTGCAACATGGACACCTATAGGGAATAGCTAACATGAACCCCAAAGACACTATCGAGATCACTGACGGGGCTGCTGCGGGTCTAGTGGCCCGTCACGCTGTCTCGGATGTCATTGGTATTGGCGGCACCTTCAAGGTGGTGTGCCGAGCCGCTGATGGCTCCGTTCGTTGGGAAGACGATCTCTCGAACCTCGTTGTGACGGTCGGCAAGAACGACCTCTTAAACAAGTACTTCAGTGGCTCGGCCTACAACGCGGCGTTCTTCGTCGGTCTGAAGACCGCCGGTTCCATCAGCGCCGCCGACACGATGTCCTCGAAGTCGTGGACCGAGATCACGGTTTACTCCAACGCAACTCGCCCGGCCTACACGGCTGGTGTGGCTGCGGCTGGTTCGACCGACAACACGGCGTCTCCTGCTGTCTTCAACATCAACGGCACCGACACGGTTGGTGGTTGCTTTATTGTGACCGGCACTGGTGCCAGCACAAAGGGCGGCACGACCGGCACGCTCTTCTCTGCTACGGACTTTGCCACGGCGCGCAGCGTCCTGAGCGGCGACACGCTGACCGTCACTTACTCCATCTCTTGCTGAGGGTAGGCTAGATGCCCAGTACATATTCACCAGCCTTACGGCTTGAGCTTATCGGCAACGGTGAGCAGGCTGCTAACTGGGGCAACACAACCAACACCAATCTTGGTAGCCTTATTGAGCAAGCCATTACTGGTGTTGCAAACATCACTATGTCTGGCGCATCTACCACTCTTGTTTCGGGCAATGGCATTTCGGACGAAGCGCGTAATGCGGTCCTAGTTCTAGGTGGTACCCTATCTAGTGCAGCAAACCTTGTGGTTCCAACGAGCAATAAGTTTTATGCGGTGCGTAACGCCACCACGGGTGGCTACACAGTCACGGTAAAGACATCTGCTGGCACTGGTGTTGCGCTGGCTAACGGCTTTACCCAGCTTATGTATTGCGACGGTACCAATGTTGTCCTGGCTTCTGTCCCCATTAACTCAACTAATGGGAATGTCGCTGTTTCTGGCGCTCTCTCCGTAACAAGCAATGCAACTGTTGGCGGTGATCTTACTGTTACTGGTTCTGTGATCTCTGGTGGTGGTGTGGTAATGCCAGTTGGCTCCATGCTTGAATATGGTGGCTCTGCTGCGCCTACTGGGTGGTTGCTATGCAATGGCTCCGCTGTCAGTCGCACCACTTATGCTGCTTTGTTCGCTGTGCTTGGGATTGCGTATGGAGCAGGAGACGGTTCTACTACGTTCAATGTTCCTGATCGTCGTGGTCGGTTTGGTATTGGTGTTGACGGCACATACACCCGTGGCAGCACTGGTGGCGCTGCTTCTGGCACAACATCAAGTGCTGGATCTCACAATCACACCGGCCTGACAGGCTCAACAACTCTCACCATAGCCCAAATGCCAACCCACAGTCATACTTACCAAGACCCTGGGCATACTCATGGTAATGTGCCGGAAAAAATAGCAGATGTAGATAGGGGTGGTAGTTCTTCTCTGTATAATATCGACAGTAACGGCCAAACCGCATCTTCAACAACAAACATCACCATAAATAATACAGGCGGCGGCACGGGCCATGATCACAGCATCAGCACGGATGGGACTCATGACCATACTGTTGCAACAGTCCCTCCGTATGTAGCCTCTAACTTCATCATCAAGACGTAAGATGCCGCTCAAGAAGCTCCAATTCACCCCAGGCGTCCAGCATGACGGATCTCGGTATTCGGCTGGCGGGGCTTGGTCTGATGCGAACAAGGTGCGTTTCCGCGCTGGTTCGCCGGAAAAGATTGGCGGTTGGCAGCAGGCAGTCATCGAGACATTCGAGGGAACGTGCCGTAATCTAATGCCGTTCTCGGATCTGACCGGGAACTATTACCTCGGCATTGGCACGAATCTCAAATACTACATTGAGCGCGGTGGTTCGCTGTATGACATCACGCCGCTCCGCACGACAATTACCCAATCAAACCCGTTCAGCACAACGAGCGGTAGCGCAACGGTTCTGGTTACAATTCCAAACCACGGCGCTTTTAACAGTGATTTCGTGACCTTCTCTGGCGCGAGTGCTGTTGGTGGTCTTACCTTGAATGGTGAGTTTCAGATTGTTGATGTTATCACATCTGCCACCTTCACGATCACTGCGTCTTCAGCAGCAAGCTCAACCGCCACTGGCGGTGGATCTGTAACGGCTGTATTTCAGATCAACACTGGTCTTGATACTACTCTGTACGCAAACGGCTGGGGTGCCGGAACGTGGGGCGGTATTCTTTCTGCGACCAGCGCGCGTTTCACAGGGTCTATCAGCGGCACTACTCTGACCGTAAGTGCGGTTGTGTCTGGAACCCTAGCTGTTGGGCAGTTGATCACAGGTACTGGTGTTTCTGCCAGCCCTCCTGGATCAAACGCCACATACATTACCGCTCTTGGCACAGGCACGGGCGGTGTTGGCACCTACACGGTGGGTGTTTCTCAGACGGTTTCCTCCACCTCTATGAACGCTTTTGCTGGGACAGGTTGGGGTGCGGCATCTAACACTCAGATTGCTGGTACACGGCTTCGCTTGTGGTCTGCTGATAACTTTGGGCAGGACCTTGTTATCAACCCACGCGATGCGGCCATTTACTATTGGGCAAACTCGGGCGGTCTTGGAACTAGGGCTGTTTTGCTGTCATCTTTAGCTGGCGCATCAGATGTTCCGAGTGTTTCCAGGCAGATTATTGTATCTGATTTAGACAGGAAGGTTATTGCTTTTGGGTGTTCAGACATTGTTACCGGGGTTCAGGATCGTCTGTTAATCCGTTGGTCTGACACAGAAAGCCCAGCGCAATGGACGCCATCTGAAACGAACTCCGCTGGTGGGTTGCGTATTCCAACTGGCTCTGAGTTTATCTCTGCTGTTGAAACCAAGCAGGAGATCTTGGTTTGGACGGATGACTCCGTTCATTCCCTTCGATATGTCGGTGCGCCGTTTGAATACACAATCGCGCGTATTGGTATGACATCTCTCGCGGCACCAAATGCTGTTATTTCTGCCAACGACATTGTGTTCTGGATGGGTTCAAACGGGTTCTTCACCTGGGATGGTCGTTTGTCTGGACTGCCATGCGCCGTGAAGGATTATGTGTTCAATGATCTAAACCTAAACCAAGCCGAGAAGATCTATGGCGGTTCCAATATGGCCTTCAATGAGGTGTGGTGGTTCTACCCATCATTGAACTCAGATGAGAACGACAGGTATGTTCTCTATAATTACAATGAAAAGGTTTGGAGCGTAGGAACGATTGTTCGTACTGCGTGGATTGACCGTGGTATTGAGGATTATCCCCGTGCGGCTGGTGTGGATGGGTACATCTACTTCCATGAGATTGGCCAGGATGATGGTTCAACCAATCCATACTCTCCGATTGAGGCTTACATTGAGAGCGGCCCCATTGAAATTCAAGAGGGTGAGCAGTTTGGTTTTGCTTGGCGCATGATCCCTGACTTGGATTTCAGGAATAGCTCTGCTGCCAACCCAACGGTGGATTTCATCCTTGAGGCACAGGATTACTCAGGATCGAACTTCAGTCAGTCTGTCAACAATAACACAACCCTCACGGCGACAATTCCCGTGGCTCAGTTTACTGAGCAAACCTACTTCAGGATCAGGGGCAGAATGCTATCCCTCAAGGTCAGAAGCACCGATCTTGGTGTGGCCTGGAGGCTGGGTATTCCTCGCATTGATGTCAGGTCGGATGGTCGCAGATGAGGCTGGGAAGAACACGCCTCCCTATTCCGCCGTTTGAATTTGAGCGGGAGTGGGGCAATCAGCTTATCCGGGCGATTGAGCAGAACTTTGATTCTGCGTTTGCTAATATAGACAATTCAGCCGCCACAACGGGGTATTATGGGTCGTTCTATGATACCACCACTCAAAGTGCTGCGGCGATCAACACCCCCTATGCGATGACCTTGAATAGCACGGCTGAGTCAAATCAGATTGCCGTGACAAACAATTCTCGCATCACCTTCAAGAACCGTGGGACATACAACATTCAGTTCTCGGCACAGTTGGATCAGACATCAGGTGCCAGCCATAACATCTTTATATGGTTCAGAAAGAACGGTGTTGATATTGCTAATTCCGCGTCTGTTGTTGCCATTCAGGGTTCAACCGCTGAGTTGGTGGCAGCTTGGAACTTTGTGATCACTGTCCTTGGGGGTGATTACATTGAGATCATGTGGGCTGTCAGTAACACGGCGGTACAGATTGTAGCTGCCCCAGCAACAGCCTTCTGTCCTGCAATCCCTTCTGTTATAGCTACAGCAATCGCAATCTGAGGATCATGTCATGGAACGCACAGCACGAGCTTTAGCTGGGTACGGGCGGCACGGGGATAACAACCTCCTCCATGTCAGCGATCAGGAGCTTCGTGGCAT